AGAAGAGATCCACTCTACGCCGCCCCGCATATACGTATATAGGGCATTCTGAGGGCGCTGGAAGCCGATGGGCCATTGGGGTTGGTAGGGTGGTAGCGCAGGCCGGCATCACTGCCCTGTAGCCCGCTCAGAATCGGGTATGGGACATGGGTCGGGACATGCTGCAATAGTTAGAGCCCCAGCGCTCGCACGCCAGCGCTCGCAAGCACGCACGCACGCCAGCGCCTAGCGCCCGCACCCGCACGCGCGTGGCCCCGCATGGGCCTCGGCCTGGCTTGAGAGCGTGCCCCTCTCCTTGTTCCCCCCAAGAAAAATCTGGTTTTTGCGGTATGTGTATATACGTTATAACGTAGTTATCATGATAAGGAGTGGCTGATGGACACGGTGACTATGAATAAAGTGTTGGACTTGTATGCAAGTGGGGCGGTTGTGAGGGTTGTATGCAACCGTTGCAATGTGAGCATTAGTTCGGTGATGCGTGTGGTGAGGCAGGCGAGGGCTGAGGGTGATGTGAGGGTGTTGAGGCGTAGGAGGTTGGTTGGTGGTGAGCGCAGCCGGATGATTGAGGGTGTGTTGGGAGTTGAGGGTGGTGTGAGTGCTGCTGAAATTGCGGAGATGTTGTGGGGTGAGGATGTGCCGAGCACTTGGCGCAATGTGGTTTCGATAGAGATAACGAAGCTGCGGCGTGCTGGGGTGGTTGTTAAGAACCTCAAGGGCCGCTATGTGTTGGTATAAAGTTTAGGGGCTAACGCGGTGAAGTTTGACCTCAAGAAGTTCTATCAATTTTGCTCTCAGTTGCAGATTGAGACGAAGGAGAAGGGCTTGCAGCGGCTGGACAAGCTGTTGGGCACGCAGACGTATGTGATGAACGAGATTGCGCGTGGGCTGGAAGAGGACGTGCATTTTTTCACGATCTTGAAGGGCCGGCAGCTTGGCGTGACGACGATCAGCCTGGCGCTGGATTTGTACTGGGTGTTCACGCATCCTGGCTTGGGTGCAACGCTTGTGACGGACACTGAGGAAAACCGGGAAATGTTCCGGTCTACCTTGGGGATGTATTTTGAGCATCTGCCGCGGGAGTACAAAATCCCGATGGAGGGGCATAACCGCAATCAGTTGCTGCTTAAGAACCGCAGCCGGTTGTTTTACCAGGTGGCTGGGTTGCGGGCTAAGGGCAGCTTGGGACGCGGTAAGGCTATTACCTATTTGCATGGCACGGAGACGAGTTCATGGGGCGATGAAGAGGGTTTGGCGTCGTTGCTGGCTTCGCTGGCTGAAACCAACCCGGACCGCTTGTACATGTTTGAGAGCACTGCGCGAGGCTTCAACCTGTTCCATGATATGTATGTCACGGCCAAAAAAGCTCGCACGCAAAGGGCCATCTTTTGCGGTTGGTGGCGAAACGAGTTCTATACCGCAGACCCAGAAACGGCGGTATATAAAACATATTGGGATGGAAGACTGACCCCCGAAGAGAAGGAGTGGGTCAAGGACATCAAGAAGCTATACGGCTTTGAGATTAACAGCCGGCAGATGGCTTGGTGGCGGTGGAAGCTGGCTGAGGGCATCAAGGACGATGCGCTGATGTACCAGGAGTTTCCGCCCACGGAAGACTATGCGTTCATCATGACGGGCACTTCGTTCTTCAGCACGTCGCGTTGCACGGATGCAGCTAAGGCTGCCAAGGCTATTAAGCCGGATTACTATCGCTATGTGATGGGGCAGTTGTTTCAGGACACTGAGGTGATGAAGTCTCAGGAGCGGTTGGCTACGCTTCAGATTTGGGAGGAACCTGTAGACAATGGGTATTATGTTATTGGTGCCGACCCTGCTTATGGCAGCAGTGATTGGGCTGACCGCTTTTGCATTCAGGTGTTCCGTTGCTATTCGGACGGCATGGAGCAAGTGGCTGAGTTTGCTACGAGCGAGTTGAACACCTACCAGTTTGCGTGGGTGATTAGCCATTTAGGTGGCGCGTACAAGAACAGCATTCTCAATCTTGAGGTAAATGGTCCCGGCCAGGCCGTTATCAATGAGTTGCGGAATTTGAAGCGTCAGGCGGTTGCCATGGGCGGCAAGGACGGCAGCAGCCTGATGAACGTGCTGGGCCACATGCAGAACTACATCTGGCGCAAGAACGATACGCTGGGCGGGCTGTCCAATAGCATTGGGTGGGTGACTACCTCGGCCAGCAAGGAGCGGATGCTGAACTACTTCAAGGATTATTTTGAGCGCGGAATGATGATCGTGCGGTCCATGGACACGTTGGATGAGATGAAAACGGTAACGCGTCAGGATGGCACCATTGCGGCGGCGGGGCGTGGCAAGGATGACCGAGTAATTGCCTCTGCGCTGGCAGCGGCGGCGTATGCAGAGCAATTGCAACCGCGGTTGATTGCTATGAACCTGACCAAGCTGCGCAACCGGGCGTTGGATGAGTTGGATGCCGAAGAGCGCGGGCGGGAGCGCACGGTGGTGAGCAAGTACCTCAAGAACATTGGGCTTGGTGTTTGATGTTTGCGTTGCGGCCCAAGAAGGAATTGCTTGAGTGGTTTCGCCGGTTTTGGGCGGATAGCGACCGCGGCATTGGTATGGACTTGCTGGTGGAGTTTACCGGCGTTTCCAAGAAGACGTTTGAGGAAGTGGTAAGGCGCGGCAACCGTCCTATGCAAGACTGGGTGCAATCGGCGCTGAGCAAGTTTGCCCATGAGTGGGAGGCGGGCATGATCGAGGTTTACATGCGCCCCAACCGCACAAAGGCAATTAGGTACAGGCGAGAGCCTAAGTTGGACATGCGGCCTAGCGTTGGGCTGCAAGTGGTAGGCGGTGAAATCCGTCTGAACGTGGGTATGAGAAACCAGGCGCAGTATATGACGCCCACCTTGAAGGAGCAGTTGGATGGCAATTAAGCGGCACTACAAATGTCCGAAGCACGGGTTTTTTGAATCATGGGAAGCCGTGTGCAGCCATGGTTGCTTGGACGGCATTAAGGTGGCGTTTTTGAAAGCGCCGGCCTATTTGTCCGATAAGACCAAGCGGAACGATGCTAACCTTAAGGGGCTGGCAAATGAGTTTAACATGACGAACATCAAGAGCACCCGCGAGGGCGAGCACCAAGAGGGCTACTTGACCCGAAACAACGCGCCGCCTGTAGAGCAGCCTCCTGAGCAGCGGCCAGGCTCTGGCGTGATCTGGGGCGGCGGTGCGGGGCATAGCATGCAGTCAGTGCTTGGCGGCGGCATCAAGTCGGTGCGTGGCGAGAGCGTGGGTTTCAATCCGAAGGAAGCGGGCGAATTGCGTGGACCCCGGACGGCAAGTTATGTAGGTGATCATGAAAACCTACAGGTGAAGCCGTGATTATTCCAAAAGACCCGATTGAGCGTGAGACGCTGTATCTGGATTTGATGGAGAAGTGTTTTGTGTCCCGCGAGGAGCGCAAGGCCGATTACAGCAGTTTGCGGTCTTGGTATCTGTTTGGCGCTGGCCCTGACGAAAGCCCGGCGCACTACAACAAGATTTACCCGCACATTGACCAAGTGACGGCGTTTTTGTTTAGCGCGGACACCACGCGCTTTAGCATCAACCTTGGGGCGTCGGTGCCTGAAAACGAGCATACCAAGGTTCAGGTGCTGACCACCGCTTTGAACGATAAGTGGTCGGATTCCAACGGCGACCAAGTGTTTGCCATGGCGATGACGTGGGCGCTTTGTTATGCATCCACGTTTATCAAGCTGGTTGTGCGCAACGGGTCCATTCACCCCTACATGGTGGAACCTGGCAGCGTTGGCGTGTTGCGCGAGGATACGCCTTACACAGACCGCCAAGAGGCGCTGGTCCAGACCTACCACATTACCAAGTCTGATCTAGCTCGCCGGCTGTATGGGCATCCAAAGCGCAAGTCGATTATGGATCGGATTACCGCGGGGCAGCATCAAGTAAGCCATGTGCCCGAGGGCCTTAACCGCATTGTGATGTCGCAGACCAATCCCACGATCTACGGCACCGTCAATCTCGATCTGTACGGCTACAACCGCATGAACGCGCGGGTGGCCGAGGATACGGTTGAAATGCGGGAGTTGTATCTGTGGAACGATGAGATAAACGACTATCAGGTCGTGACCATCGCGGACCCTGATATTATTATCTATGACCGCCCCGGCGAGCAGCTTTTTATGAAGGGCGAGCTGCCGTTTATTCAGATTACGCCTAACCCGCAGTATGATTATTACTGGGGGCAATCTGAGGTGCAGAAGCTGATTTTCTTGCAGCAGATGCGCAACCGCCGCATGACAGAAATCCTTGACCTGTTGAGCAAGCAGGTAAACCCGCCCACGGCGTTAATGGGTTTTACCGGCATTTTGGATGAGAAGAATTTTGCGTTGAACCGTGCTGGCGGGCTGCTGTCTAACGACATGGCACAAGGCAAGGTTGAACGGATGGCTCCGGAAATGCCGGCTGATTTGTTCCGCGAGGTTGACGCTATTGACGCCATGTTCAGCGAAGCGTCGGGTATTTCTAGCGTGTTGTCTGGCCGCGGCGAGTCTGGGGTTAGATCACAGGGCCATGCGTCTCAGTTGGCGCGGCTTGGGTCGTCGCGCATTAAGAAGCGGGCTTTGGTGATTGAAGACGCGCTTGAAAAGATGGCGACGTTGTATCTCAAGCTGATGCAGAAGTATGACCCTACGCACTTTAAGGATGCGCATGGCCATCAGTTTATCGCTGAGCAATTCACCACGGACTTTATGGTGAAGGTTGACGCGCACTCCAACAGCCCCATTTTTATGGAGGATATGCGGCAGTTGGCGTTCAATTTGTTCAAGGCGCAAGCCATCGACAAAGAATCCTTGATTGACCTGCTTGATCCGCCTATGAAGCAAATGTTGAAAGACAAGCTGAAGAAGCAAGCCGCTCAACAAAAGGCAGGCCCGCCTCCCGAGGGCAAGCCACCAGGCAAGCAGGGTAAGTGATGGCGCAGGATTTTAAAATCCAATCCGACCAGCCCCGAGCGCAAGCAAAAGACATTGCGCGCGGTAATCCTTCTCCTTCCATAGAATACAGGGTATCCTCCATTCGCACCCTCGGTAACAGGGCAGCGCCACGCGCTGATGCGCGTTCGGAAAGGAGGTGATACCATGTACAAGTCCGTCAAGCGCGGTCGCCGTAAAGGCTGCCGCTAATGCGGTGTGTGCAACTCTAACCACGAAAGGAGGTTTCCCATGCGTCGCAAGGGTCGTAAGGCTCGCCGGTAACTAACGCACTGCCTTGAGCAGTCGTTAATCCGCGACTTCCGCGCGGGACCGGAGGAGAAAAATAGTCCCGCTTGACTTTGCATTATCGTGGGTGTTACCCCGCAATTGTTATTTTGGAGCATCAAGTGTCCGAAAGCGTTATGAGGCTGCTGCAAAACCAGCGCCCAAAAGAAGCACCGGAACTGACAGCGCCTGATCCGGGTGAAGGCGGCATTACGTCCCCCCCTATGGCGTCTCCCATGAGCACGCCCGAGCCTAAGATGGGTTCGCGCGAAGCCGCGCTAATTAATGTCGGCATGGCAATGGACTTGATTGAGCAATCTCTTCCGGCAATTGGAAGCGAGACTGCGGACGGCCAACGGCTTGTATCCCT